TAGATTAGCAATATACGAATTAATAAACTTTGTTTGATCCATTATCTATCTCCAAATGCGGGAGGGGAAGAATCCCCTCCCTATTATATATTAGTATGTTCCACCGTCGATATTACCGAACGCTGGCGTTCCACCCGAACCGCCAGAAATTAGAACTTGACCTGCAGTACCAGCACTTGTTGCTGCCAGAGCAGAAGTTCCGTTTCCGTATAGAATACCCTTAGAAGTAAAGGTTCCTGCGCCAGTACCACCGTCAGCAACTGCGATATCTGAGGAAAGCGATGAAACCGTTCCGCCTTCGATGTTAGCAACAAGAGTAGCAACAGTATAACCAGTTGCGCCTGTGTTAACAGTTGTGGTTGGAGCAGACTGCGAGTCCTTGAAGAGTTTCCACTTACCGTCCGAAGCATCGCGGAAGAAACCAGAATAGAGGTCTAGCGAACCTGACGTATCATAGACGCCAAACAGACCAATATCAACCGCATCGGTTGAAGTGTTGTCAGTAGCAAGTCCGATCAGAGGGTCAGAAACAGTAAGAGTTGTTGAGTTAACAGTGGTTGTTGTTCCAGAAACTGTTAGGTTTCCAGCAACAGTAACGTTCGCGCCCGAAAGTGTCAGCGCTGTTGTTCCGTCCGATGCCTTAATATCATTACCGCCAACCTTCAGATCACCAGCAACTGCAACATCGCCTGATCCTGAGAAGGTAAGAGCAGTAGTCCCGCCATTCATCTTGATGTCATTACCAGAAACGGTTAGATCGCCTGCGACCGTAGCGTCTGCGGATGACAGAGTGATTGCTGTTGTTCCGCCCGAGGATTTAATATCGTTACCGCCAACAGTCAGATCGCCGACAAGAACAACGTCATCAGCAAGAGCAACAGTAACTGCGCCGCCTTCTGAACCCGAACCGCTTACTGTAATTTGGTTTGACGTGCCAGCAACAGTAGCAACATAGTTACCAGTTGTATCTGTCCCAAGAGCAACCGAGTTAGCAGCGATTGAAACAACACCTGCTTCTGTTACTGTAATGTCACCCGAAAGACCTGCGTAAATATAATCCGCAACGTCTTCTGCAGTAATCTTTCTGTTTGCAGTTGCAGAAGCATCGTAAACAAGAAATTCGTCGGCATCAGCAAGTGATGTCAGAGCAGTAGTTCCGTTTACATCAACAACGATACCAACTGAATTGTCAGAAACTGTTGTCTTGATACCTGCCGTGCCAGCAAAAGTCAGAGTCGACCCAGTTGCGAACGAGTCGGTGTTTGGTGTGCCTTGGTTGTCCGAGATAGTGAACGACGAGGCAGCAGGAGCAGAGAAGGAAAGATTACCAGAACCGTCAGAAACAAGAACGTCACCGTTGTTTCCGTCTGTGCTTGGTAGAGTGATAGTAATATCACCAGCAAGACTGTCTGGACCCTTCAGAGTTACCTTATTGGAACCGTTGCTTGTTCCTTCCGAGAAAGTAACTTTACCCGAAACTGATGATGTTTGCTTTGTTAGAAGAGCATCAACGGTAGAAGTAAATTTCTTACCGCCGATTGCATCAATGACTGCAGCAGAACCAGAATCTACTGATTCGATGTAGAGAACAGCATTAGCACCGTTGTTTGCTGCGTCTTCCGCATACGCCATTTCACCTTCTAGAAGATCAGTAGTAGTTGGCGCTGTAGAACCTGAACTTCTCTTAATTTGAATTACTGTTGACATTTCGTTTTCCTTTGGTTATAATTGTGTTTAATATGTTCCGCCATCAATAATACCAAGATTAATATCTTCGGCAGGTGCTGCTTCCCACTTTCTTGTCGCTGAGTTAAATACCAGCGTATAACCATCTTGCACCGTTTCATCGTCAACTGCAACATTACTCAAATTCTCGAGTTTTGCTGAGGCATTCTTACTTAGAATATTTGTATTTATTCCATTCTGTTGTGTTACAGAAGTATTAACTGTTCTATTAAGAGGGACTGTGACTTTTATCGCCATTATCGTGTTACCTCTGGATTGATTACAACAATACCTTCTAGTACTCTTAGAGTTTCTTCGTCGCTTTCTATTTCTATGTCGTAAACATATCTTCCCGCCTTTAATGCGCTTGTTTGTGTGGCAGTAAGGGAAATAGTAATTTCACCGTCAGTTGGCGATGATGCGCTTGCGGTAAAACTGGTTGCCGTCGAAGAGTAATAGGATTTTCTCATTTGGGCAGTTACTGTATAATCTGTCAAATCTTTCACATCACCGTTTTGGTCGCTTACCGTAATTGTCAAGGAATATGTTGTTCCCTGATCAATATACAAATTTTGAATAGTCGCCATGAGAAACCCTTATAAATTATTCTACACTATTTATAATATTGAGAGTTGTATGAGAACCATTGTGACGATTAAATATGGGACAAAATATTCCGCAGCAGACGTAAATAAAATCGTGGAAGATACTGGCAGGAAGTATACCTACGTCTGCTTTACTGATGACCCAACTGATTTAGATCCAATCGTGGTCGCTTGGCCTCTGCCAGATAATGTCGAGGGGCATTGGTATAAGGTTTGGTTGTTTAGTCAACGAGGACTGGGTGATGTTCTTTACTTAGATCTCGATATTAGAATCCAAAAAAATATTGATCATCTGTGGAATTACCTTGACAATCATCCTACAATAGCGTATACTTATTGGAAGAATAAAGAGTTTCCTGACCACGTAGGAGAGACTCATGATATGCGGTATTTAAGTAATTACAACTCCAGTGTTATGTTGTGGAAAGACGGAACTACGAAGCATATCTGGGAGCACTTTAACTCTGACCCTGATTACTTCATGGTTAAATATTTTGGAGATGATAGGTTTCTTTGGCACGAAGATTTTAGATTTAATTACTTCCCGAAAGGTGAAATATATTCGTTCGTTTACGGGGCAGACTATTACGGTATAGATGATCATAATGAATCTTTCTATTATAGACCAGACTATACCATCGCATTATTAAATGGATTAGATCAGTTCCCTGGAGCAGATAAAGAATATGATGAACTTCGTATGTATTAAGTGGGGTGATAAGTATCCCGCGAAATATGTAAACAATCTTTATAAAATGGTGCAGAAGAACTACACCAACCTGTTTACATTCACGTGTTATACTGATGACACTGATGGTTTAATTTGCGATACTGCGCCTATACCAGACGATGGTATTCTTCATCCAAAATATTGGTTCGGTAAAGAAACATTTTGTTTTGACCGTGCTAAATTCTTAGTATTCAATTCACATAACTGGTTAGGATACGAAGGTAACTGGTGCTTCTTTGACCTTGACGTAGTAATTCAAGAAGATATAACTGAAATAGAAGAACTCGCACAAAAACCTCGTATTATTCAATGTCGTTGGCAACCACAGTCTCAGAAACATGATAGATTCTTCATTGAGATACGAGGAACGTTTTACAATTCCAGTATGATGGTTTGGCCTGGTAAATCATGCGAACACATTTACAGAGATGTTCTAAGTAATTCAGAATCCGTTTTCAAAACTTTCTTTAAGGGGAGTGACAACTATCATTACTGGAGGCAAAGAAACTTCTGGAAAGATATTCCAGGTGGTTGGATTTATTCTTGGAATAGAGGCAAGCACCATCCAGATGATGTAGAGCGATTTAAGTTTCGCCAAAATGCCAAGATATGTTTGTTCAATACAGACAATATCCCACATCCATCTGCCAGAGAACAGGAAGAACTGTCTGACTGTTTAGATGAAAATATTATTAGATTGTGGAACTGCGAATGAGAGTAAATTACGTTTGTTGTAAATGGGGGACAAAGTATTCCGCCGAGTTTGTCAATCGTCTTTATCGGATGGCAAAGAAACACACACCAGATAGATTTGAGTTTCATTTCTACTGTTATACAGACAACAGCGAAGGTTTTGAAGATGAAATCAAAGTCATTGATTTCCCAGATATCCCAGATATCCATCCAAAATATTGGTTCGGATCTGAAGACTTTAAGTATGGTATGGCGCGTTGCTGGGATCGACCCAAGACCTTTATCTTCAACACACACAACTTCGCTGAAGATAAACCAACTGGCAGATTTGTATTCTTCGATCTGGATGTAATTATTCAGAACGACTTGTCTCCAATCATTACATACGATTTTGAGAATCCAACCAAGTTACGTTCTTGGTGGCAGGATCCGCGACCAATGAAGACTCGTAACTTCAAGTTATCACATGGAGCATATACGAATGGTAGTTGCATGGTGTGGTCAGATGATCAGACAGAATGCATTTGGCAGGATGTTCTAGAACATCAAGAGCGTATTTGGTTTACCTTTACTGACGGAACAGATAACTATCATAGTTGGCGTTGGGGTGACTTTAGCGATACTCCATTGTGGAGACATTTCCCCAGCACATTTGCGTATTCATATAACCGTGGTCGTAACTGGTACGAAGACGATCTTGAAGTTGGTATATATAGAAAGAACTGTATTCTGTGCGTATTCAACGTAGACTTACTACCATTTCAGGATAACAGTAGAGGTAAGGTGAAGCAAGAATCACTTGTCGACCCCGATCTTTTAGAACATTGGAATGTATAATGATTAATATTTACACAGTGAAGTGGGGATTTAAGTATGGTCCAGAGCACGTCAATAATATCTTTGAACAGTGCCGACAACATATCACAAGAGAATTTAAATTCTACTGCATAACAGAACATGCAGTAGACTTAAATCCAGAGATTACTGTTATTCCGATTCCCGAGAATAATTACTACGAAAAGTGGTGGAACAAACTGCATTTATTTGATCGCAGAGTGATCAGACAACAGGGAGAGAAACTATTCTTAGACCTAGATATCGGTATTCAAAAAAATATTGATTGTATTGTTGATTATGATCCAGAAAATACATTAACGTTTGTTCGTACGCATTGGCACAATATGATACAAATGAAAGAAGATACTAAAGAGATCCCGCACAAATACACAGATTTAAATTCGAGCGTATTACGTTGGAACGACAGATTAGATACTAATAAAATAACCAAATTCGTTCGCGATTATCCAGATCAAATGTTCTACTATTATAGAGGTCTTGATAATCTTTTCGGGCATCAGAGAGATCGCTTACTGAATATTAATTTTTTCCCCGATGGTTGGGTATACAGTTACAACTACGGATATATGTGGCCGTCTGACGTGAGAGAGCGAGTCCATCGAGACGAACCACTTATTTGCTTATATGATTCAATGGAAAGACCACAAGATGTTAAATTATAATTATTTGAACAACTATCGAAATTGGGGTGATGGTCTAGAAAAGATCGCACACGAGATGCCGTGGAAACACGAAGACTTTCGTAAGTCTCTAAATCCGAATACGATGGATGCTGCTATTTGGTTAGTAGAAGAACTGCAGAAACACATAGATGTATCTAAGAAGTTGGATATCACAATTCTAAATTCTTGGTTGGGGTTTCCTCTTGTTCCGCTTCTATGTGAAAATCTAAATGTTAAAAAAATCAACTTGATTGACATCGACAAAGATGCATTAGAACTGTCAAAGGTTTTTAACCGATATTATAATAATGAGCAGGGTATTGAATTAAACCACATCAACTGGGATATCCCTTTCGCATATCACGATATTAATGCGTTGGAAACTGATGTGGTAATTTCTCTTTGCTGTGAAACAATGTATCCTCTTAAGAAAATGACAACTGCGAATCCAGATTGCATCTTTGCCTGTCAGTCATCAAATGTATTCAAAGAAATGTATGGTATTAATTGCGTACCAACGATTGAAGAGCACATCGAGAATGTGGGTGTTGCCGCTGTTGAATATCAGGGATCTATTCAACAATCATATTGGTCTTGGGATGGTAAGGTTGAGTTCGATCGCTTTATGGTAATCGGTAAGAAAACTTAACCGAAGTGCGAGGCATCCTCGCCTGTAATATCTTCGATCATTGACCGCCAAATTTCAAGGTGCGGAACTACGTAACCAAGAGTCAACCGCTTTGATGTATTCCCGCAGCAATGATATACAATCTTGTCTTGTTCTTGCTTGTTTCCGAAATACCCTACCTTACATGACCATCCCTTTGGATCAACCATAGTAACAACTTCCTTTGTTACTGGGTCGCGGTATCTGAAAAATCCACCATTTTCTTCTGAGTTGTATGTGATCAGAATATTATAACCAGCAGCATTCCAATTAGTATGCCACCCCATAAATCCATCTTCGGGATAATATGTGAAGACTGCGTTATTTCTGGCACCCAGATAACTGATCAATTCCTTATTAGTTTCTTGCTGCCTTCTACCGTATTCAGAGGGAAACCATGGTTGCCCATGCGCTTGCGACATATCTGTGCAAAATGCAACTTCTGGAAATCCAATATGCCGTTCGCCTTTGTTTATGATATGATTCATATACTGTTCGTCGGTTGCTGTGTTGTGGGTTAATCCACCAGCACGATCGCTTTGCATTTTTTCTGGACCGAGAACAAGATGCTGATCGTTTTGTTCAAAAAACCATTCAGTAAATGGATCCAGAATATCTTGTAATTCTTGCGAGACAGAACTTGTAAATTTCAACATTCAATAATTCCTAAAATGATCAATAGTTATTTTGTTCCACGTCAAGTTGGCACTACATAAATCTTTACCGATGCGCATCATAGTTTCAGCAGTAGGATTGAATCCTCTCTTACTATACTTTATTAATCTTTGGTATGCCATAAATGGGTGAATATTGTTTTTTCTTAAACGCAGCGTCTTACTATGTATATCATCCCAAAACTCCTCGTCATAATATATGTTCTTACCGTCAAATGAAATACAACAAACAGTAAAGTCATAGTTATGTAATGTGCGAATTGGGTCTGCGTATGGATAATCTGTTACTTGTATCTTTTTCCCGAACAAATTAAAGTCATAAGAAAACTGGTTTTTATTTGTCTCGGGGGATATTAGTCTAAGATCTTGGATAAACTGTGTTGGATTGTTACTATAGAAATCAAAATCGCTTATAGTAGTATTAGTAAGATGTGAAGTGATTGCGCCTCCTGCCAACCAATAGTTGTAGGAAACCTTTCCTATTTTTTGGTTTAAGTTTTCAAATAAATCAAAAAATGGTTTGAATTTTTCTTGGTCTGCTGGTTCTACGATCATCAATCTAGTAGATTGTGTGGGATAGTATAATGATAAATCACAATAGGTTGCCCCTGTAATTCTTCTTCTTTATAACCCACAACAAAGTTCCATCTTGCATCAGGATCTGGGAATCTACCCGTCTTTACGCCAAAATCGTAAAGATTTAAAAGACGCCACATCGTGAACGTATCCCATTCAATTGCTGCTTCAGGATAGTGCTTCCTATCCCAGTCAGGTTTATTCTGCTCCCAATACTCACCATACCATGCACGCATAAGGTTTAATGTTTGTTCATTATTTCGATAGATGAAGATACCACAATGCTCCGTCATCTCTTCGGTATCGGATAACTTGGTCAGTGCTGCATTATATGGACGATTGGCGGTGAAGAGAACATCTACGTCATCTGGGATCTGATCAAAGATCTTTTGAATATCTTCATGCTCGACTTCAGTGTCGCAGTCCATATAGACAGTCAGATCATACGGAGTTTGATCAAGCGCCCACAGTTTAGCACGCTTATCGCGAGGAACATTTTCTGTTATTACGTTGTCGAAGATTTCATAGTCATCTGGTTGCACCCATTCTTCGTGTGTGAAGAATGTAATTTTTGCATCAGGAAAAAAGTCTTTTAGTGAAATCGCCGAGTTTCTTGCTGCTCTGTAGTATCCTTTACGTCTAGTAGCAACATATAAGAATCCATTATTCGGCATTAACTGCTTCCTTGACGATTGCAGTATTCGCTTCTTCTTGTTGTAGAAGCATCACTGTATATGCAGTGACTTCCATGATGTTCTTTGCCTTACGAATCTTGGATTTCAGTTCGCGATTCTTTGATGCTTTGACTGCATCGATTTCAAACGCATCCAGTTTGGCAGCAAACAATTGTTCCTGCTGCATTCGTGTGCGGTCAACCTTTTGTCGTTCAATATTGTGCTTGATTTGTTCATTGCGATCGTCAAGACGCTTCTTC